CGGGTCATTATTTACGTTAAACTTAATATAGTTTGCATTGTTTGGGTCAGTATTTTCTAATCTTTCAGTTTCATAAACTGGAAGTGGTCTTACATTTACTATACCAACACCCGGCTGAATTTCTTGTAATAAAAAGAAATCACCATACTTAACCATATTTCTTGTCCAAGACCATAGGTTAAATTCTATATTCAAAATATCATAGAAAAGGTTTTCTAATATTTCTTTTACTTTTTCGTTTTTTGATTTGATTTGTACAACTTCACCGAATTCGTTTTTAAGCGTACATTCATCTGCGTATATATCTAATGCTGATGAGATAATTGGGTCATTATCCATAGCATCATAATCTCTGAATAGTTCTCTACGAACTTGATGGTATGCCATCGATTGAGCTGCCATCTGGTCTCCATAAAAAGACCTTTGTAGTTTGGTGTACCTATCTCTTATGTTCATAAGGTTAGTACCACCTTGTTGCCTATCATCTATATCAACAACTTTTCTCTTTCCATCCTTGTCAACCTTTACGATTGCTTGGGTAGAAAAGAGTTTCGTTAATCGATTAAAAAATGAACTATTGTTTTGTTCTGCCATTTTGTTTCCTTATTTTATAACCTTTATTTATTTACCATGCTTTACAACTCCAATACCTTGCCTTATGTCTTGGACCAGGACTATCACAGTTGTGTCTTGCTCTAAATGCTTTTTTTCTTTCAGGATTGTCCTTCTTTATCTTCATGGTTTCCTCACCTGCCTTTTTTGCAGATGAACCACCATGTCCGAAGTTAACCTTTACAACATTTCCCTTTGGATTCTTAACATATACTTTGAACTTCTTAACATCACCCTGCATTGGTTTATTAAGTTTTACTTCCCTACCTTGATATTCTGCTTCATTAACATCCTCTTTCATGTTTTTTAGAAATTGGATAAACTCTTTCAAATCGTGGTAGTTTTCTACATCATACTCTTCGATACCTTCATCTAAAAATGACTTGAATTCTTTGTAAAGTTCTTCAGAATAATTTTCCATGCTTAGTTCCTATAATTAACCTATACTATATAAATATAAAATTTTTATTTTATAACCATTTAGTTAAATCTTCAGAGTCATCTCCGATTTGCATTTGCCAAGGGTTTTCATCGTTATCATTTCCACCATATACCCCACTATAAGTATAAGATGAAATACTGTTAATTGCTTGTTTAGTTAGGTCAATACCCTCCTGTCTTAAACGAAGTGCGGTATCTCTTACCCATAGTGAAATAGCAAGAGACATTGTAAGGTCATCGTTATATCCTCTCATTGCCTCTGCTCTACCATTTAACCATATAAATGTAAATAGTTCTTCAATAGTTCTGATTGAACGAATGATGATTGATTTTTCCCTTACATACTCTTCTAACTTAGAAATAATTAGAGGTCGAGTTCTTGCTGTTGTTGAGAATCCAGCAACCATACCCCTATCCTGTGCTCTATATTTATTTGAAAGTTGATTTTCAACATCTACATATTTCAAATCTTTACTCATGTAGTATAAGTTAGGATAGTTTCTATCAATAACTTGTTGAATACATGCCCAACCAATATTTGCGTTTTCAATTACTAATAGTGCGTTATTATATTCAGTTGCTAATGCTACTAAGAAGTTTCCAAAATCTTTCGTATCTAACTTACCTCTATATTCTGCAACTTGTTCCGAATCTTCTACATCAATGACATGAGCAGCAGAGTAATCCGATGAATCACCTCTCGCAACATCGGCAACTACCATATAAGATTTTGTATAATCTGGAAACTGCCATTTCCATAAGTTACCATCAAATCCAGTTTTCTCTAAAGGTTCTTGTACATAAGTTTCTTTATAGAACTGAAGTATTTGTGGTTCGATTACGGAATCTCCAGAAGATACAAAATCACAATCACATTCTTGTGCTGCTCCTTTTGGTCCTAATAATGTTTCTTGCTCATCTCTCCAACTTTGGTCTCTTTCAGGATGAACTGACCAATGTAGTCTAATATGATTAAATCCATTTGTTCCCTCTTCAGAACCTACCCAAGTTTTGTGGAAAAAGTTACCCACACCATTTGGTGTTGAAAGGATAATTGCGTTACCACCAGTTGAAAGGGTAGATTGTGCTGATACCCAAATCTCTTCAATCTTATCGATGAATGCTGCCTCATCAAATACAAGTAGGGATAGTGCTTCAGAACGACCTGCATCTCCTGCTGCTGAAGTTGCTTTTATCTGAGAACCATTTGCATATCGTAGGGATAGTTTGTTATCTTCTATGGTTGTTAATTTTAACCAACTTGGTAAATATTGATTCATTACTCGAACCTTTGTTACCAAGTTTTTAGCAACCTCTTGTTTAGTTGCAATTACAAGAACATTAAAATCTTGATTGAATAACATCTTCCATAAGGAGAATCCTGCAGTTAAAGTAGATATACCAGTTTGTCTTGATTTAAGAATGATATTATATCTGTGTTCTGTGAATTGGTCTAAAGTTTCTTCTTGGAATGGGTATAAGTGAAAAGGAATTTTACCACGAACTGGGTGTTGTATCATACAATACTTTTTCATAAAGTATATAGGGTCTGATGCACACTTCTGGTACTCTTCCTTTATAATTTCTTTTAATGTTTTTTTCTGTGCCATACATCAATTATCCACCTGCTGCAAAAAATAAACTAAGTAATCCTCCTGCTAAAGTTCCCAACTTCCATAGGAAGGTATTTCTCTTTTGTCTTTTTAATTCTTTTTCTAATTCTTTAGACTTTTGACTTTCTAAACCAAATTGTTCATCTTTTTTCTGAATGATACCCTCTAAGTTTAGTACCTTACCATTCAGATTAGTAATTACACTATCCTTTAATACAATTTTATCATTAGATAATTTTAACAACTCTTTGGTTTCAACTAATTGAAGTTTAACACCATCAAAAGTTACTAAATCCTTAATTACCAGTCTTACTATCGGAACCTCCAGTTTCACTACCGAGTCCCTCTCCGTAACGGTCTGTGAAAAACTTGACAAGCTCGTTGAAAGTAAGAACATCAACATTATTAACTTTTTCATTCGTTTTGTTTTTTATCGTAGTAATATTATTTTGTACTTTATCAATATCACTATCGATTAGTTCTATCTCTGAATGTAACGATTCTATTTTCATATCCAACTCATCGTTGGCAACTGCGATTGAATCAATATCACTTTGAATCTCTTCAATCTTTTCATCGAATGCAGCAACATCCGTTTGGATATCGTGCATTACCATTAGATTATAACCTACAAATCCTAAGATTACAATCAATATTAAATATATTTTTGTATTACTATTATTCATTTTACAAAGGTTGTACTAATTCGTAATTTTTGTCTTTTAAGAGTTCGTATGCCGAGTTTCTCTTTTCAATAACTTCGGTAAGTTCTTTCTTACCATTTTCAATGTCTTTTTCGATTTGTTCTCGTAATGTCTGAACATCTTCGTTTGATGACCACTTTTCAAGTGAGCCATCATCATTTACATATTCATGAATATTTTTGACTTCATTCAATGCTTGATTCCATTTTTGTAAAACATCCGTTCCATGTGCTACCATATTTGAGTATATCTTATATTCCTCATACTCTTTCCACAAACCATCTAATTTTATAATTTGTTCTCGTTTAGATAAACAAACAGAACAAAATCCTGTTTTACTTATTAAAGTTTTATCAGAGTTAGAGTATTTTTTGGAATCACAATCAGTTGCCCTACACTTAGACTTTTCTTCTAAGTATTGTCTTACTTTTGATAACTCAGATGATGCTCTTGATTGTTTTACCCTACCATAAGACTTTTGTTCCCAAATCACACCATTTTCTTCCCAAACATCACCAACATTTCGTTTAGTTTGTTCTTTTACATCAGAAAGAGAAATTTGAGTATCTTTTTGGTATTCACCATTGTGAACCATATCTACCAACTTCCTACGAGTTGGGTGCATGAATTTTTTATTGAATTTTTTCTCACTCATAAATCGTAACTTATATATCCATATATATAAGTATTAAGTTTTTTACTATTCGTAAAATAACCCAAGAATCTGATTGAGAGGTGCGAAGGTTCCAGTTAGTTTGAAAGTTTTTCCACCATATACGAATACAATTCCCTCATTTGGTACAATTTTATCTTTCCCACCAATTGCGTTTAATCGTTCTAACTCTAATTTAAGTTTAGTAATCTTTTTTGGGTCACCTGATTTTCTTACATCTTTAATAGTTTGGTCTAACCTTTTCTTCATATCCCTAACTGCTTTATCAGGATTTGCTGCAAGTACTGAACTCATAAAGGATAAGATGTCTGCACCGATACCTAAGAAGATATCTTCGAATGGTCTGATGTTATCCTTAGCCATCTTAGCATGGTCATTCTTATCAATTCCCTTTGCCCATTCTAAAGTTTTCTCATCAGTAATGTTATTCTTATCCAAACGGAATGATTTATCATAGAATGCCCATCTCTTCACCAATCCCATTAGAGTTCTATTATCTAATTTAGATGGTGATTTTTTAGTTACGAAATCCATCCAAAATGCCTGATGATAATCTGCTATTCCATCAGTATCCTTCAACTTAAACTTAGATTGAAGTTTTGATATCTGTGAGTTATACTTTCCTTTTAATTTTGCTAAATCTTTCGATTTAGGTAATTCATTGATTGGAGGTCCTTGGATTGTGTATGCCGATTGTACATCTGCGTTTACTTGTTTAATCATTCCTGCGAGTATTTTTGCCGCTTCCTGATTTTCTCCAATGGCGATTCCTTCCTCGTTATATTCCATAGTCCCATGAAATACAAGTAGTGCTTGACCATAAGGTATTACATTAACAGAAGTTGGATAGATAACTTCTAAATTCATAAAACATGCTCCACCTTTGAAGATTTTCTCTCTTTGTTTCTCCGAAAGTTTTGAAATAGCTTGGGTTAAATCTTTCATTGCGAAGTTGTATGCCTTTTCCAATTCTCCTCTACCCGCAAACTTCATTGCTACACCATTGATATCTAAAGCATTTTCCCCTTTGTTTTTCAAATGTCCTTTGTTTCTTGCTGCAACTAATCTTCCATCTCTCCAACTAACTGCTAATGCTTGTCCATCGGTCTTTTCTCTTGCTAATTCCAAGTTCCCTTCTAAAGCACGATTTACAATATCTTTTAATTGTCCAAAAGTTAAATTGATTTCGGTATCGAATGGGTGATTCATATGTCCATACGCACCTCCTTCCAAAATCAATGATTCAGTAATACCACCACCTAATGCAGGTTCGTAGTATTTCTCTTTTGGTTCTTTATTAAATTTCTTTCTTAATTTCTTTAAGTCTTTTTCATGGTCATCTATCCATTTTTGGTCTGGATATCCATGTGGAGCAATTTCATCCAATTCATCATCTCCTAAACTTTCTCTATCTGGTGTTGATTGTATGTTACTCTTAAACATCACATATTCAGAAAGTGAACCATATTTAATAATTAACTCACCTAACACTTCCAATCTACCCATCTCTTCTTGAAATTCAATATCATCCATATTGAAATTAATCTTTGAGTGAGTTTCTTCAAATTCTTTTTTGGCAGACTCTAAATCAAAGTTTCCATTTGCAGCCTTTTCATAGTATGGAAGTTTTACATTAAAGTGATGATGTGTCAATAATGAATCACCCCCCTTTTCTTTTGCAGTATTAGATATTTTTTCAGCACCATCACCTCTACCATCTGCAAAATTATTGAACTTACTTGAATCAATATTTTCTTTAATAATTTTATCTTTTGCCAATAAGTGAACTAACTCAGCACCAATATAATCAGGACTTTCTCCTCTATGCCACTTTCCATGGTCTTTCATATATTTATCTGATAAGAATTCAATCTTATCTTCATAATCCATTTTATTGATTTTTGCTCTATTTTTATATGCCCACTTTTTGAAATCCATATAGAAAAAACTATTTACTTCTTCTTCAATAGTAGCAAGTTTGGTATAGTATTTTGGGTCTTCATAAAGATGGTCTAATGCGATTTTTTCTGCAACACTCTTATCAGAAGTGTGTTCCATTTCTACATTAATACCCATTTGTAATTCCTTATCTAAATCATCAATATCTACCTTGTGCATATTTGCAATATCGTAAATATCCATTCCCTTTGCTAATTGTTCGAATTTATATTCAGGAGAAGAAGTTTTGAAATCATCTTTTCTCATTACCGTTTTAGCAATTACTTTATTTGCCTGCTTCATAAACGGAATATTGATTTTACTTCTATTATCTTTTGCTACAATTTGTCCATATAAGTTAAGGAAATTAACAAATTCTTTTTTCTTCTTTCCCAATCTTTTGAAAAATCCGATTAGTTCTGCTGATGATATTGGTTTCTTATTTCTTGGGTCGGTTAATCTATCGAAGAAATGTTTATCAGTTAAAACCACATCAACTGGATTAAGTTGTTTATCTGCGTATTGGTCAATCTTAACCAAATCTGCCATTGGGATTTCATTGATTGTTCCCTCTTTTAAGATTCTAAAGTTTACAACCTTTCTACCATTAATTGTTGGCATACCATACTCATCTTTACCAATTGATTTAACAACCGTCTTTTTGTTTTTGAATCTACCTGTTAGAATTGTATCACCTACATTTACTGGAAGATTGATATCCTCATTTATGTTTTGAGATTTTTTCCATTGTTCTAATGCTGGTAGATTATATTGTTTTGATTGGTTATCAAATCCACAATTGTGGCATAGATATTTTTCGGTATCATTAATATCAATTTCCCAACTATGACTGCATTTTTCACAATTAATAGTTGTATCTATATTTGTGGTCTTATATGTTTCATGTAGTGATTTCCCAACTTCCCCCTTTTCTTTATTCAAATCTTTTAATGATTCTTCTCTATCATCTTCTAATTCAATAAAGTCAACAAGTGAATAACCAACTAATCCAGCAACTCGTGTTACATGCTTGAACCATTTATTGTATGCGTTAGAACCATAGAAATCTTTTTGGTTAGTTGCAGTTGTTTTACCTGCAACACCTGCGGGGTATGGGGTTACTGCCTTTACAGGTCCATCAGGATAAATTGGATGTGGGTCAATATCGGTAAGTTCATCACTCATAATTTGAGATAAAACACTATATCCTATTTCTTCTGCTCTCTTTTGAGAAACTTTATCAAATGTTGAATATGATGGGAATAAAAAGTTTGGACCATCATCTACTGCGGTTTTACCCATAGTTGATGATGCTTCTTTGATTAAATCAAGATTTTGAACTAACCAATTTTCTACCACCTCTTTTGGAATAGTAAATTCTTCATTTAATGTATTGGTTATAAAATCAAATACTTTTTTATCAAACTTTGGATATGCTCGTTTGGTAAAGAAATCCTTTTTATCTTCATCTGAACCTGATGATAATCCTTTACGAACTTCGGTTCCACTAATTGGATTAGATTGTTGAGGTGCAATATAAACATACCCCTTACCTTCATATCCTTCAAAATCTAAGTTATCTTTATAAGGTGTAAAGTATTTACCACCCAATCTACTTGCATCTTTTTTACCTACAACAGTAATGAATGCCGTTGTATCTTTGTCAAACTTATTTAGTACTTCTTTTGGTGCGTAAGGATTTTTAACTTGAACGATTTTGTTTTGTGGAATTCCAAACATCTTAGTAATAATCATCACCTTCTCTTTGAAGTTGAAAGGTGATTTATCATTATCGGTTTTATTAGATGTACCGATATAAACATTGTCCTTTCCGAACTTTTTTACTAAATGTTGGTAGGTTGCATAATGACCCTTATGAAAAGGTTGAAAGCGACCAGAGTAAACCACAACTTTGTTGTCTACACTGTCCGCTTCCCCTAATATACTCTCTACTAAGAATTGAGATAGTTCGTTCATTATAATAGTACTATTGTGTTTGTACTATATAAATATACGATTTTATTCTTTTGGTAATTCTTCCGCAGGAATCTCTTGTTGAGATTGTTGATTTTTAATCTGCTCTAAAATAGCAGGATTATAAGTAATAGTACCTTTCTGTAAGTCTAATTGACCTCTTGGGTATTCCTTCTCAAGGACTGCAACCATTTTTCTCATTTCTTCGTTTTCTGATTTGAAGTCACTCTCAAGTTTTTCTCTATCACTATGTAACAATTCCAATTCTTCATTTAATTCCTTCTCACGAATATACAATTGACCAAAAGAACTAACCATTTGATTTAGTGTATTGTTCTTTTCTACAATAGGATTAACAACACCCTCATCTAAGGTTACCGTTACCAATTCAATTTGTTTTGTTTCTTGTGCCATATGACTATAAATTAATTAATTGTTTTTGAATATTCATATATAAATATATAAACTATAAATTTTCGTAATCTATTGTTGTTACACCTCTCCTTTGTACAACTTGTGTTGAACAACGATTACCAAACTGTATTGATTTTGAAACATCTTCGGAATCTAAGAACTCTTTCACAAATCCTGCTACAAAAGTATCACCTGCTCCTGAGATGTCCATTATCTCTACTTTTTCAGTTGGATATGATGTACCCTTGTACATACACCCATCTTTATCTAATGTAATTATTAACTTTTCTAAAATCCAATCGTTTTCTTCAATAAATTTTTTATTATTTTCAAATTCAGTTCGATTGAGTTTTATGAATCGTAAATCCTTACACCAATCACCCAACTTTTTCTTTGTATCACAAATTACATTTGGGTGTTTGAATCCAATATATGCTATATCTTCTTCGGTCAGAAATCCTTTGTTGTAATCTGAAACTACAACCATTTGATATTCCCAAAAATCTAACTTAGGTAATCTATCACCTATGTTATCAATATTTTTTTCTTCATCAATTCTTAGAAGTAAAGTGTTTGATGGTTCGTGAATGTGTCTTGTCTTTGTGATTGGAGATTGTTGATGTTCAAAATCTACATCAACTCCTAATGCTGTTAAATTACCCATTACATTCATTCCCATTCCACCATTGTAAACTTCTCTCGTTGGAATAAATACAGGAGCAGGACCTTCGGGTGAAAGTCTTGGTGTATCTCCATAAATGAAGATATCATCACATTGTTCTCCTATTAATAATATTCTACTCATTACTTAATATCTTTGTAGTACTAAAATTTTCTATTCTATTAAAGTACACAATTGACTTAGCATATTGACCACCAACGATTGGTTTATCTTTATAATCAGAACCAATTACAAATACATCAGGTTCAAATGTTTTTATCAATTCTTCTAACATTTCGGGTGAATCAAAAATTACAACTCGTTTAACACCCTTTACTCTTTCTAAGTTATACTTTCTTTCTTCTTGAGTATGAAAGGGTCTATCATCACCTTTAAGTTCTTTAACTCGTTTATCGGAATCTATACCCACAATAAGTAATTCACCAAATGATGCTGCGTGTTCTAATAACTTAAAATGAGCATGATGTAAAACATCAAAACAACCATTTACCCAAACTTTTTTCATAAGAACTTTTCTAATTCTTTAATTACTATTTCTGAAGTTATTGATTTGGTACACTCAAATTGTCTTTCAGTTCCCTTGTGGTCAGGACACCAATTCCAATCACCTGCGTCTAATCGATATCTATTAAAACAACCCGAACATTTTCCTTGAGGAGCACCGATTCTAACACAATCTTGCATCTCTGCCCATTTTTCAGAGAAACCACTAATTAAAACAGTCTTCGTTCCCAATGCCCAAGATAACCAAGAAAGTCCACTACCAATACCAATAAATGCTTTAGACTTTTCCATTTGATTCATTACCGATTGTAAAGTTCCTTGTGGGTGTTTCTCTATACCATTTGGATGAGAATTACCCATGTATCCACTTTCTTCTCTTGAAAGTAATTTTACTCGATAACCTCTACCATTCAACCAATCAACCACATCTTGCCAACCTGTTGGATTATTCCAATATTTTGGTTGAGCAGTTCCATGAAGTGCGATTGTAATTAACTTATCATCTTTAACCACATCACCACTTGAGATTTTAGGTTTTAATTCTACATAATCTAATCCCAAAATATCACTACCCATTTTTTGTAGTGGTTGTTCTAAAAAGTTATTTGGATTTAATAAGGGGTTTGGATTATTATGTTCGGTATAATAAATTCCTAACTTGTACATAGCATATAAATTATGTACGGTTGAACCAGGATTTACAAATTCAAGTTCAGGATAGTATTCCTCAAACATATGATTATGAAAAGTAGATACTGTTAACTTACAATTATGTTTTTGTCTGAAAGTTTCTATATATGGAAACCATGCTAAAGTATCACCAAGTGCTTTTGAATCAAAGGCAATGAATACTCTTTTATTTTCTAAATTTAAGTTATGAGTATAAACTAATTCATCTTCTTTATAAACATCAATTCTCCAATCTATAAAATATTCAAAATTTGATTTTGCCCAATGACCAGGTTTTAGTTTGTTTTCATATAAAACTTGTTCAGTTTTTTGGTTTACAAATTTTACCAAGTATTCGTTATCACTACTACCAACAACTTCTGCGTATGGACCATTAACAAAATGAATGTTAAATGTATCACCATCTACACTTGGAATTTCTTTGATATTATTTTTGTTTATTTTTATGTTATCGTAAATCATTTATGACCATTTTTTATCATATAAATCTAAAAGAGAAAACCCATCTGCTTGAAGTGAGTAAACTTTATTTGTAGTGTATCTTGGTCTTGGGTGTGTATAGAAAACATGATTTAACCAAAGGTCACCAACATCCCATTCACAATCTTTGATTCTGTCCATCCACCAACCTTTTTCTCTATTTGGTATTAGGTAACAATGAGCAAGATTTTGATTATGACCAGTCTTAGTAAATAACTCATCTATGGTTTCTTTATATTGAGAACCATTGTTTGCAAAAGATATAAATGGAACATTATCTCTCTCCGAAATAAAACATGCTTTATGTACAATAGATACAAACTCTTCAAGTCCTACACTCAAATAACCATCTGCTTCAAACACCAAAGTATAATCAAAGTTATCAGTATCAATTGTTTCTAATGCAGTTCTATGAGCAAGATAACAACCATAATGTCTACCAGTAATCCAACCCAATCCCGCACCCGGATAAAGTTCACCGGGTTTATTATCTTTACTTAGATGTTCGGGTCTTCTACAATGTTCTTTTGGTGGAAACCCATCATAAACCTCGTTGATAATAGGTTCGTAAACCATTCCATATCGTTCCAATTGTTTTAAGGAATTTTGTGATATAGTTTCCCTTAAATCATCAGGTCTTGTTAATAAGTGTTTAACTTGAATCCTTGGTTTTCTTCTCAAGTATGTATGACCATCAATAGCAATTTGATTATAAAAAAACTGTTCAACTGATTTGTTTACTTCACTAAATACATTAAAGTCATCACCTGCGATGATACCACCTGGTTTTACTTTGTGATACCACAAATCTAAATTTTGTTTTGTAGATTGATAATCAGAATCTATCATCATAAAATCAATAGAATCGTTTTCAAATAATTTTACAGAATTTTCTGATGTATCTTTTATAACATTGAATGAATCTTTATTATTAGAAATTAATGTATTATCTATAAAATCACAATAAACATCACCATCAAAATCTTTTATAATATTTTGTTTTGAAATTTCTTTAGATTCTGAAAAGGTATCAATAGTAGTAAAGTTAATATTCTTTTTAGATTCTTTAATTAACTCTGCCATTTTATTTGATGATTTACCCATCCAAGAACCAAGTTCTACGAATGTAGAATTATCATCAAATTCCTTAACCATTCTTTTATAAGTTTTCTCATAAGAAAACCAACCAGGTATTTCATTGAATTCTGGTTTAAGTAATTCAATTATTATCTTTTTTGTTTTTAATAAATCATCATCTATGTAAGTAACCAATGAGTTATCATCGTATGTATCTAAGTAAGTTTCTAACTTTCTAAATATAGATGGTAACCCATAACTCAATGCTTCTTTTACTGATAAAGGGTTTAGTTCTAAGTTTGAACTAAAATAAAATAAGTCTGCTGCTTCGTAGAAAGTATTAACATCATTTCGTTCTCCCCAAACAATACAATTATTTGGTTTGTTATCCATTAGAGGTTTCCAATAATTTTCAAAGTTTCCTGCTTGATTACCAATGAAGTGAAATTTTATTTTATATTTTTCTAATTGTCTTGCAATTCTAAAAATTTCTCCTTGGTTTTTTCCTGGTGTGAATAGACCAACCATAATTACATGCTTCCAATCTTTTTCAAATCCCAAAGATTCTCTTGCTTCATTTTGGTTTGTAGTCTTTTTTATGATTGGATATTCCCACACATCAGTATCAATACCCAAATGTTCAAACTTTCTTCTACTCCATTCTGATACTAAAATATATTTGTCAGCATGAAATCTTATTTCGTTTGGGTCAGTTTTTGAACCATGAGTAGTTACTACAAGTTTATAGTTCCTATCTTCTTTTCCAAATATTCTTTCTAAAGATGGGTGTGGTAAAAAATGTTCAGGTATTTCTTGGAAATGAATAATATCTGGTTTTTCAGTTTCTATAATAGATTCTATTTCAGATTTATCATCACCTAAAGTATGTAGTTTGACTAAATCATTTATTTGATTTTTTTGTACTACAAAAGCATGACCTGAATGGTTATTGACTTCGATTACTTGTATATCAAAGTCTTTTATAAATTCTTGTATTTGTGTAAGAAGATATTGTGGCATTCCTCCCGTAGAAAGGTGAGGTGCTACATATAATAACCTTTTTTTATCCATAACAAATTTATTTATAGTGTGAATACACCACAATACAAATATACGAAAAAATTATTTGAATACCAAATATTTTAGAAAATAATTATTCCCTTTTCTAAATCAATCTGCCCGTTAGGATATTTCTTATCAATTTCACCAAGTTCGATGTTCATCTCATTAATTGACTTATCTAATCTTAGTCCAAATTCTTCTTCTTTTGAATCCAACTCATCAAGACTTTTTTCAAATTGTCTTCTTTGAACTGCAACTTGACCTAAAGCAATTACAAGATTATTTTGTTCATCTTGAATTCCTTTTAATTTGTCAATTAATTCCTTGTCTAATTGTTCTGTTTTTTGTTCCATATTAAAATCCACTTTATATATTCATATATAAGTATATACTTTTTTTATTTAACGAAAATTATTCTGGTTGTGTTGGTAAGGTATAGGGTGGTGTTTGTGAAGTTATATCTCTCAAATCTTGTCGATATTGAATCCACTCATCCAATTTAGAACCCGTGATAGGAGAATGTGGTAGTACCACCCAATCTGATTTAATTAAAAGGTCATCTCGTTCTCTCCTAATATTATTTAATTCAAACTGAGATTCTTCTTCCGTTGTGTATGGTACATTTGTGTGTACACCATCAATTACTCTACATCGTGTACTTAATGCTTCTTGCCATTCATCATAAGTTAATTCTATATATGGTGTATCAAATGAACCACTATCAGGCCATATATCACTTGTATAAAATGATTTATAATTACCACTCCCACTATCGTAATGTCCAAAATATTGTATTTCCATAATTTATTTTTTTAATGCCCCCATGCCATCCAAAATCCATACTGTCCATCTAAAATCAAATCACATCCACTTCTATCAATATTATAAACATGATTAAATCCCCTACTACCATCAGAATTTCTAATCGTTGAACAAACTACCGAAGAAACTGAATTTGGGAATTGGGTAGGGAATGTAACTGTTTTTGGGTCGGAACTATCGTTAATACTACCCCATTGACAAATTACACCACCTGGTAATTTTACATAACTCTTTGCAGTACTGGCCGTTGTCTGACCTGTTGTACCTGTGATTGAGTTGGTTGTTGAAACCCCTAAATTAGTAGTATCTAATGAGTTTAATGCATTAGTCCAAACAACATTCCACTTACCCGCAGCAGTATTTGCCCCTAAATCATGAGGACCTGTTCCACTGGTATCGTATGGTACAATATCACCATCAACAGTAATCGCAGTTAAATATGGATTAGAACCCAATGATGAGAACTGAGAAGTTCCACCTTCAGCGAAGAATACAAATGCATCTGCTGCGCTTGCAGGTGCAACACTATCTCTCCTTCTTGCTTTTACAAAAATATCTGCAGAAGTAACAACTTGAATACCACCTGGTTGAATTTCTACGAAGTTGGATGGTCTATCTACTACCCATCTATACACAGAATTGGTTAAAGTTTCCATACCAGCTGATGAGAAATAAACATCAATACCAGTACCACTTGTTTGTGCAAAGTTTATTGTATGTGTATATTCATTAAGCGTTGCTGTACCACTTGAATTTACATCATATGTTCTACCACTTACTGCATTCAAATATAATCTATACCTAAATCCTACATTGGAGTAACTTCCGTTTATTGCAAATATTCTTTCTTCATTACTTCCCGCAGAAATAGATGTAGCAAGTGTAGCACCTCCACTACCAAAGCCTAATTCTTGGTAATCCCAGTATAAACTACCTATGACGTTGTGGGAAATAATATCATTTGAAAGGTAGTTTACATATTGTGGAACAGAGAATGTAATTACTTCTTCTTCTCTTTCAATTTTTTCAACTTTATCTATAATGACTTCTTTTTTCGAATCACCATCTTTTATCCAAATTTTATAATTTTTAGATGATAAATCTTCACCATTAGAAAAAGTATCATGTAATACTTTAGCAGAAATTTGAGCACTATTTTGTTGATTACCATATAACCAAAATCCATGAGTATCAGAAACCTCAATTACTGTATCACCAATAGTTACTTTGTAAATTTCAGATACATTTCTTTTTAATATTTTAGATATTTGTGCACTTACCCATTTCTCAACATTACTATCCCAAGATAAAATTTTATCATCTAAAGTAATATCCTTTGCTAATTTAGTTGTACCATTTTCTAAAGTAATTTTAGTAGTACCTACAACCGATTGCAATCCACCACCAACTGCTCGATAATTATAAAATGCAGCCTTATCTCCTCTAGCGGTTGCACCAGCTAAGAATGTACTTCCAATAACAGCATCAGAATTATTTTTATCTATTACTTGTAAATAAAGATATCCCACTAATCTACCATAATCAGGACCTGAAAATGCATAGAATCCACCTTGGAGGTCGGTTTCTCCATGTGTTTGTCCTTCATATGAAGGAGTGTAGTTTGGTGAACTAATATTATCTCCATTACCCGACGTTGTAATATCAGTTTTTCGTATTGTTACATCTGGAACTGAAATATCTCCTAATGTAAACGACCCTGCGTTTACTTGGAAATTATCAGTTGACTCTGCGGTGTATATGTTTGTAAACCCAGCAGTTGACCCATTACTCGTTACATTGGTTGAGGTAAAAGATGGAGTAGATGACCAAGTAACAGTATCTGCTGCTGCTTCAGTTGGAGACAATGTACTTCTTGGTGCTATTATAATTTTTTTATTACCATTCTCAAACATTTGAATTTCAGGTAAACCAGTAATAGAACCTGGGTCAAATATTATTTCAGAATCTTCATCTCTTAATGTTTTAGTTTGTCCATCAATAACCCAATCACCAATTCTACCCTCACCTGCTTCTACCGCACCAGAAATATATGCAAGAGATGCAGACATTAATCCTGCTGCAGTAACTGTAAAGTTATAATTGTTTACATTTGCCGTATTTTTACCTATTCTTAATTGAGCACCCTCAACAATAGAACCACTACCCACAAACGATGCGTCTGATATTTCAATAGAACCCGATTGATAATACATGAAGGTAGAACCACTAACCATTGATAATACAGGATTACCTGCAGCATATCCAAAGTAAATTCCATCATTTAAGAATCCTTGACTATCTTGGCCAATCGAGATAAATGGATTCTCATTGTTAGGTGCGTCTGCATTTAATGCAATTACAGGAGAACCATCATCCGTACCAATATTGATTGTTTTATCAGCATATACATCATTAGCAAAAAGAATATCAGTTGCAACCGAAGTAAACTCTGCCCCAAAGGATGCCCAAAATACATATCCATTTGATAAAGATGCACCCGGTGAAATATCAGTTCCCAAAGCATCCCATGCCGATGGGTCTCCTTGTGGGTCATCTGCAGTACTTTGGTTTGCTATATAATAGTTACTCAAATATAATACCACATCACCTGCAACATTACCACCAGTTGATGTACCACAATATCTATGAGTAGTTTCACAAGTATAATAATTACTACCTTCTTTTACTACATATACTAAATCATCTTCAGATAAGTAAGCTAATTTGTTACTTAAATTTGGAGTTGAACCATCAGGTAGTGTTAATTTCCATTCTCCAGCATATACGATACCAGCCGGTTCACCTACAGCTCCTGCAGTACCAGATGTACCATTTGAACCAGCAACACCTTCTACCGATTTTGAAAATGATTGTATTTTGTCAATAGTAAATGCATCTCCGTTTGCTTTCTTTCCTGAAATCGTGTAAGTAACTGTAACACTATTAACTGTCATATTACTTGGTGCCGAAATAGTACAAGTTGTAGTTCCATTACCACTAGCAGTACCTTCGGTAAAGTTTGCCTCATTTGAAATAGAAACGGTATATTGACCATCCCCTGCAGTACCAGTTGTAAAAGTTAACGGACTTGCACCTTCGAATACTCTAATGGTTGTACCACCACCAGAATAAGATGAAACAGTACCAGCACTATCTGCTTGGAATGTGTGTGATTCATTTGATAAGATTGCGGTTACTGCATCAGAACCTTCTTCAACTTTTACAATTGTGATTTCATCAGATACACCACCTGCTGTAGCTGTAAGTGTTACTGCAGTATTAGAACCAAAATCTGCCCTTCTTAAATAAACAGTATCACCAGTTGTTGTTGAACTACCACCAGATGCAGCATCATATAAAGTGACCGATGGTGAGGTTGACCAAGTTGTTGACCCTAATATATTTTGTCTATTTGCATTTAATGTAATAACCGATGGTGTTAGTGTTGCACTATCTTTTGGTAATACAAATGTTTGGTAATCTGCAGAGACCCTTATTGTTTTTGCAGATAAATCTGTGAGTTCCCAATACGTTGTATAAGATGCACCAGTACCAGGTTCTGCAGGATAGGTTGATGTTGGATAAGGTGGAGTACCTTTATCATGTGCAAGTATACATTTCCAAGTAAATCCACTATGAGAAACCAAGTCTTCTGCAACAAATGAAAATCCATCTGCAAGTGTACTCCATGCCTGTAAAATTCTACCCTCAACATCTCCTTCTGCAGTTTGTCTAATTGCTCCTCTAATAGTTAGAGTTTCACCATTCCATTCTAACGATTTATACTTTCCACTAACAGTGTTACTTTTCATTGACATCTTTGGAAGAATACTCGTTCCTGCATCTCCTGCCGAATTAGACATACCCATCCAAATCCCTTGTTCTTGGAATCCGATAGTACCCGTTTGTCCTACTGCAATATAAGGTTCATCAGTACCACCTGCAATTGTAATTTGTGGATTGACTGCGTATGAAGTTGGTGGT